ATTGGTACCTTGACAGCGAATGTTGTATTAGATACAAGTTTGTCAGCTAATGATCCTATCGGTGGTGCAGACACTAAATTGGGCAATCGTCAATCTACAATTGGCTTGTCAAGTAAAGTTGGTAGCATTGACCTAGGTCGTAATCTACACAGTCATTTCTTAGCAATTACTAACAATGATGCATTTGGCACATTGTATGGTTCTATTGCAGGTGATGTACATAATGTGCGTGGTCTCCGTGTCAGTAATGGCACATTCATTGCATTGAAGCCTATCATGGGTGTAACTGCAACTTATGACCGCACTCATAATGGTGTAGGAACTGAAGCATCTAGTTATAGTGCAAGCGCATCAATGTTTGGTGTAAATGCAACTGTTGCACAATTTACACAAGGTTCTGAAAAGAGCACTGTAATTGGTGCAAGCGCAAAACTAGGTAGTGCTAAAGTATTTTACACACATAGTGATGACAAAGGTGTAGTAGCAAGCACAGGCGATTTAGTCGGTGTAAGTCAACCATTTGGTGCAGTAACTGCAAAAGCAAGTTATGGTAAAACAAATACTGATGTTAAAGCTTACGCATTGGGTGCTGATTATAATTTAAGCAAGCGAACCATAGTTGGTATTAACTATCGTAATGTTGATGCAACAGGTTCAGCACATGACGTTAAACAAGTTGGAGTTGGTGTAACACATCGCTTCTAATCTCAAATTGAGATAACAAAAAAGGCTCTTACGAGCCTTTTTTCAATTGTAGTCTACTGTTTTATAATTCAGTAAATATTCTTTTACTTCTGGATACAATACAGGGACACGATATTTAAAAGACATGAACGTAACAGATAATACCAATCTAGTTTTAGTTGGGTTAAAATTGTATGTAGTATGTTCATAACTAGTGTTGAGCAACACCGGTCTACCATATGTGTATCTTACTTCTCTCATGTTATAGTTCCAACCTTCAATCTTTTCACGTATGAAGGTGTGTGACATTCCATCTACTTCCTGAATTAGAAAATTTAACGCACATTGTCTAGGTGTATCTCTATGCCAATCTAATACTGTATTAGGATCAAATCGTAATATTGTCGCACTAACCCATCCAAAATGTTGAGTAGCATCGGCTATGAATTTAGAAAAATGAAATTTACATTGTAAATCATATACAGGTGTTCTGTTTTCTCTATCAGCCGGCAAGTAACCATAAGAACTGTGACTTATTGCAACGGCATCATCTATGTAATGTTGTGGTAAGTAAGGTAAATTGTCCAAATAGCAATATGGTTCTTCTGCAAAACCTAAATTGCTTTCAGTCATCGTTCCTGTTATAGTTTCATCATGCATACTGTTACCTTAATAACTTGTATTTATATAGTTGAATCCTAAGTTGACATAAATACCATACTATGTTAAGATAGCAATATGAAAATAGAACGTGCAATTGATTGGGACAAAGTTAGTGTTGACTTAGCTAGTCAAATGAATGGCATTGGGTATAACCCTGATCTAGTTCGTATGCACTTAAACATAGGCAAAATGGTCACTGAGTTAAGCAAACTTGAAGTCAATCTACGTAGAACGGGCAAGTATGAAATGCTTAATGATAGAGTGACCAAAATAAATGAAGCCATCAATCATTTAGAAAAGCTACTACTAATGGCCAATCTAATGAAATAATTTGACAACAATTCACTTTGGGTCTATAATAGTCTTTCACTTAACTAAGGACCTATTATGAAGATAGCAAATTATGTATTGAAGTATACAAAATCAATCGATGGGCCACTAATGATCCCTAAGAAAAAGATTGATAGCACAATGAAATGGGTAGAGTATAGTTTAGATATTGTAGATATGCAGAAAATGCTTATGGGCACACGTGATTTAAAAGACAAGTATCAACTAATGGACCTACTAGAAATTGCAGAGCGTAAGAAAAAATGGCACTATCGTCAAGAGAATTTTAACGTAAGTAGGGCCAGCACTCTATTGCAAACTATGCTGAGTAGAGCATACACAAAACTGCCGTAATTTGACAATAAATCAAATTAGTGATACAATACATGTATTGAAGCTAGAAAACTGACTAGTTAATCAAATGGGAAGTTGTTGTAAATATACAACACTACAAAATTTGACAATAAATCAGTTTTAGACTATACTTCATATATCAAATTTTTAACAGGAGCATCTAATGGCATCAGTATCAGACAATCTGACAATTACATCAGTTCAGACCCGCAAAGCAATTCTTAAAGCATTCAAAGCAAAACGTCCCGTATTCTTGTGGGGTCCGCCCGGTATCGGTAAATCAGAGGTTGTTCAGGAAGTTGCTGACGAGCTTGGTGGTCATGTAATTGACTTGCGTATGGCACAAATGGAGCCTACAGATATTCGTGGTATCCCATACTTCAACAAAGATATCAATAAGATGGACTGGGCGGCACCTGTTGACTTGCCTAGCGAGGAACTTGCTTCACAATACCCGATTGTTGTATTGTTCTTGGATGAGATGAATTCAGCACCGCCTGCAGTACAGGCAGCAGGCTATCAATTGATTTTGAATCGCCGTGTAGGTAAGTATGTATTGCCCGATAACGTTGTTATTGTAGCGGCAGGTAATCGTGATAGTGACAAAGGTGTTACTTATCGTATGCCGATGCCCCTCGCTAATCGTTTCTTGCACTTGGAAATGCGAGCCGACTTTACTTCATGGCAGACATGGGCTGTTAACAAAGGTATTCACAAGGACGTTGTAGGTTACTTGAGTTTCGCTAAACAGGACTTGTATGAGTTCGATAGTAAATCTAGTTCACGTGCGTTTGCTACACCACGTAGCTGGTGTTTCGTTAGTGACTTGTTGAATGATGAGGATGATACTGATACAGATACATTGTTCAATTTGATCAGTGGTGCAGTTGGTGAAGGTCTTGCTGTTAAGTTTGCGGCACATCGTAAAGTTGCAGGTAAGATGCCCGAACCCTCAGATATCTTGTCAGGCAAAGTTAAGGACCTTGCAGTCAAAGAAATCTCTGCTATGTATTCATTGACAATTTCAATGTGTTATGAATTGCGTGATTCGCTTGAGAATAAGAAAGTTGACAGCAAGAAATTCCATGAAATGGCTGATAACTTCTTCAACTATATCATGGCTAACTTTGAGACTGAATTGGTTGTGATGGGTGCTAAGATTGCACTTAAGACATACAAGTTGCCGATTGAACCAAGTCAGTTGAAAAACTTTGATGAGTTTCATAAGAAATACGGTAAGTATATCGTTCAGGCAGGTGAGTAATTCAGAAGGGTGCTAGTCACCCTTCTTTTTAATAAGGAAATAAAATGAGTGGAAAGAAATATTTTTATGCATTGGGTCAAAGTGCCCGAGCAAAAGGAATGTCAAAGGACCAAGGTATGGCCTTATATGCTATTGAATCCGCACAGGATTACGCACGTATTGCATTTGATGCAGGATATCGTGGATTGTCAATTTGACAATAAATCATATATGTGCTATAATACATATATAAACAGTAAAGGAACAATATGAGCGAAGTGCTATCCCCCAGTAAAAAACGTAGTCGTAGTAAGAAATTTGAGAATCTTGTAGGACCTACAGATAAGAAAGTTGACCACGATGCACGTGAGCGATTGGTCACCGCACGTATTGGCCTACTATTGCGTCATTCATTCTTTGGTAATCTTGCGACACGTATGCAACTTATCAATGCCGATGAATGGTGTTCAACTGCCGCAACTGACGGCCAGAAGTTCTATTACAATAGTCGCTTCATTATGATGTTGAAGCCTAAAGAAGTTGAATTCTTGGTAGGTCATGAAGTTCTACACGTTGTATATGATCACATGGGCCGTCGTGACAATCGTGATCCTGAAATCTGGAACATTGCCGATGACTATGCAGTCAACGCAGATTTGAAACGACACAAAGTAGGTCAATTTATTACATCGGTGCCTTGCTTGTATGAGCAAAAGTATGATGGTAAAGCCGCAGAGGCAATATATGATGACTTGATGAAGAATGTTCAAAAAATCTCAATTGATGATTTGTTGGATCAAATGCTTGACGATCACCTCGATGGTGAAGGTGACGGAGAAGGTGATGGTGACGGAGATAAACAAGGTAAGGGTAAGCGCCCTTCAATGAGTGCCGAAGAGCGTGAGCGTGTCCGTCAGGAAGTTAAGCAGGCAATTATCAATGCCGCACAAAGTGCAGAAGCAGGTCAGTTGCCCTTAGGTGTTGAAAGATTGATTCGTCAACATACTAACCCAGTTATGCCCTGGCGTGAGCTTATTCAGACTAACTTGACAAGTGCAATTCGCACTGACTATAGCTGGATGCGTCCCTCACGTAGAGGTTGGCACATGGATGCGATTATGCCCGGTATGAATCCCGGTGAAGAAATTGATGTAGTCGTATCTATCGATATGTCAGGTTCTATCAGTAACAAACAAGCACAGCAATTCTTAGGTGAGATTGGTGGCATGATGGATTCGTTTGATGGTTACAAGGTCCATGTATTCTGTTTTGATACTGACACATATAACCCACAAGACTTCAGTTCTGAGAATATGGAAAGTATTGAAGAATATCAGCCAATGGGCGGTGGTGGCACTGACTTTGATGCTATTTTTCGTTACTTGAAAGATAACGCTATCGATCCGAAACGATTGATTGTGTTTACAGATGGCTATCCCTGTGGTTCATGGGGTGATCCAGACTATTGCGATACGACATGGATCATTCATGGTGACCCTAATCCGAATCCCCCATTCGGCACATTTGCATTGTATGATGAAAAATAATGAGCTGGCTTGACTACATTATAATTTCAATACTTGTATTGGGCATATGTTGGTTTTTTGTTATTGCTTTAGTTAAATTCTTAGGAATGATAAAGGATGTTGATGATTAAATCTAGTGAAGAAATAATCATTTACGAAAGTCCAGATGGTGGCAAGACGGTCTACTCTCGTAAGAGTGGATCGTCTAATAGAACTTTAGTAAAAGAAGATACTTCACAAAATTACATGAATAAATGGTATGAGTGGAAAGAAATTCTTAAACTAGCTGAAACAGAACCTTCATTGGCAAACGCTATCAACAAAGCAGAAATGTTATATGTCATCCTCAAGAAAGAACAAAAATAAACACTACTTGGCAGTGTGGGACTGTAATGGTCTTGAAAGTCTACATGATGTTGACTATCACATGGATAGATACAATGAATGGGAAAGACAACAAGTTGTTGCCATTCTTAAAGAAGAACAAGTTCCAGCAAAGCCTACAGGCATACCATTGCAAATGCTGATCCTTCGTGCTAAGTTTAATAGTCAACGTGCTTATGAGATTTATGAATTCAATAGCACTTTAAAGTATGAAGAACTTACAGAAGCATTCAATGATAATCCTCAACCCATTGTAGAATGGATTAGAGAGAATGGTAAGAAAGTCTATAGTGACTATGTTAAACAAGAAAGAAAAATGATTGTATGATGTATATTGGTACAAGCCTCGGTGGTTGCTTGAAAAGTTTGATGGCAGGTGAAGTGTCCATCGATGAAGTTATGTTCATTGTAACACGCACAATGTGCCCTACGTTTGACAAATACATTGCTGTGGTTAAGCAATATTATGCAGAAGGTAATATATACGCACGTAATTCATCTCGTTATGATTTGACTGAATCGTCACTGGATGATGTGATAGAGATGGCTAGCAGATTATATTATTTGGGTAAGATTCATCAGCCTAGAGTTTTTGTTGAGGAAGGTGGCTTTGGCGTTGCATACAGTCATCCAACTGAATATGGTAATGGATTATGGATGCAAGTAGTTCCTACGAATACTAACACTACACCTGCTGTAGTCGAAGCATATGAAAAATACAAAATGTTGGATGCATTGACACGTGACTGAATACGATATTAGTCCTTATATTTGGTTCTCTAACAGAGAAGTAAATTTTTTACCTAAGCATTTTACATTAGCTTCTACTCCACTTACAATGGAGTCAAAGCAATGGGTTTTAGATAACCTTAACGGAAGATTTGCTATTGTCCAAACTGGACAAGTATTTCTTATTCCCTTCTACATCGGTGATATCGCATTTGAAGATCCAAAAGATGCCACCTTCTATGAATTAAAATGGTCATGAAAAAACTACTTATTGGTTTATTAGCAATTGTTCTTGTAGGATGCGGTGGAGGTGGTTCTACTCAACCAGAACCGACACCAACCCCTATCATACCTAAGCCGGTATCTCACTTTGAAGCACCTGCTACAATACCCGCAGATAAATTTCGATTGGCAAGAATTGATTATAGATATGATACTCCTAAAAATGAAGTTGATATTAACGGATATCACACTACGTCATTTGAATCAGTAAAGCTAGTAATTGACAATGTTAAACAAATTGGATTTAATGGTATTGTCTTGTTACTACAAACACCGGTTAATAAAGATACAGGATTTATTACAACCGATAAACCTATTCCTAAAGATACATGGAAGTTAGTCAACTATGCGAAATCACAAGGATTAAAAGTTTGGATATCATTGCAAATTGTAGATAGTGTAACTGATGTATTATTGACCCCAAACTTTAATAAGTATACGGAACAATCAATGTTTAACAACATTATTGAATATCAACGAAACATTGCTATAACTGCCGAACAAAATAAAATTGATGGAATTTTTATTAGTGAAGGTAATTATAATTTAGAAGCATATGAACATTTATTTTATTGGCAACAACTAATAGCCGAGGTTAGAAAAGTCTATTCGGGTAAATTATCATACGCTACTGTTTTAATGATGCCAACTAGTATTTGGAATCATGTTGACTACGCTAGCATTAATATGAATAACACACTGTCTAAAACTCCTGTCTATGATTTGAGTTCAATTGTAAATTTATATTTTAAGGATGCGTATAATAATAATCAAGTTCAGTTAATTAAAAACTTCCATATGGTATATGGTAAGAAGTTTATATTGACAACCTCACCGATTATTACTGACATAGGTGTAGGACACACCCCTTCAACATTTTGGGAAAATGTAGTGAGTAACGTGTGGACAACAGTATATACTCCTCAACCTGACAAACAGATGCAACTATTGAAAATTCGTGCATTTATGGAAGTGGTCAATAAGCATTTGTTAGATGTTACGGATGGTGTAGGCTTCGCAGAATATGATCCATGGTTACAACATGTTAATTTCAGTAAACAAGGCACTCCTATATATCATTATCATTGTTGCGGATTCGATTTAACTAACAACTTAGATGCCCAAAAAACTATTAATTCATATTTTAGCAAGCATTGGGGATACTATACTATCCAATAAAAATATTTAACTTGTTTAGTTTAGTTAAATATCATTAACTTATATAAGAGGAGAACACAATATGAGTTTTACACGACATGTTGGTAAACACGGTGACAGAAAAGTAGCAATTGTATTCAGAGAAGTGCCCGGAGAAGCACATATGTGCTTAGTCACATATACAGAAACATTAAATCAACACGTTCACGATCCGTTGATTAAGTGTATTGAAAGTGATATCGGACAGAACAGTGAACATTTAGCAGATGCGTTGAATAGAACATACGCAAAAGACGGTAGACCAATTCTACAAGTGTTGCACTTAGAAGGTCAATTGAAGAAAGTTCAAACAAGTCAAATTGTTATGACACCTTCGCCAAATCAAACAATTCGTTTAGATGAATTGAATAAGATTTTAGATGAGATGCAACAAGGCGAGAGTGCAGTTAAGCGTTTACAAGAACTAGATGACAGCCGAGGATTACAAGATCCAGCAGATGTTGTCCGTCGTATGCGTGGCAACCAAAACCCAGTAACACCAACAGGTGATTTGTTAGGTGATCAAGCACTTGCTAAACAACGTATTGACCAAGCACAAAAGATGGAACGTGAAGCTAAAGGTTTAATGGCTGAAGCACAACGTTTAATGGATGAGGCAAAATCATTAGATCCATCAGCGGCACCTACCCCAGCAGTAGAAGTTAAAGCAACAAAAGCTAGAAAAACTAGAGCAAAAGTTAGTGTCTAATGTCACCAGAATTTATCGAAAAATGGGAACACATCCTTGAAGATGTTGAAAAGAACAAGATACCTGTTCAATTTATTAAAAAGCTAATCATTAAGCTTCAAGGTAAAAAACAACAGACTATAAACATCGCAAAGTTTTTAGAACAAGGATTAGACCCAGAACAAATAGAAGATGCGGTTAGTCGCAAACTAGATGAACTTGATGAATTGATAGTGAGTGTAGAATTTATTCTCAATGTTCAAAGTATTGCTGATACAGTTCAACCAGAGACAGATAGATTATTAGGTAAATTATGAAACTGATAGTAGCATGTGACCCGAAAGGTGGAATAGGCTATAACAACAAATTGCCCTGGAGTAAAATCGAGGGCGATTTACCAAGATTCAAAGAATTGACTAATGGCGGTGTTGTTGTAATGGGACGTAATACTTGGGAGAGTTTACCATTCAAACCCTTACCCAATAGAATAAATTTTATTGTTACTAGTCAAACAGGACATTATCCTAGAAGTTGTTTTACTATCCCTAGATTAGACTATATCAGTAACTTTAAAAATTCATGGTTAATAGGTGGAGCCAAACTAATCAATAGTAGTTGGAATGTAATTGATGAGATACATCTTACTAAGACATTCACCGAATATACTTGTGATACATTCATAGACCTGTTATACTTAGAGAATAATTTTAACATGGTTAATGAAGAACAACACAATGACCATGTGTATCAGATTTGGAAAAGAAAATGAAACAATACAAAGAACTACTACAAGACATATTAGATAACGGAGAAGTTAAAGATGATAGAACTGGTGTTGGCACCTATAGTGTTTTTGGACGTCATATTCGCTTTGATTTGCGTAGGGGCTTTCCCGCAGTCACTACTAAGAAACTTGCTTGGAAAGCTTGCGTCGGCGAGCTTCTCTGGTTTATTGAGGGGTCTAGTGATGAACGTAGATTGGCAGAACTTACCCACGGTGATCCAGAAGGAAAGGTTACTATCTGGACGCCAAATGCAGAGGCACCGTATTGGAAACCGAAAGCACAATTTGAAGGTGATCTTGGCCGTGTCTACGGGGTTCAATGGCGTCACTGGAACAAATACCGTGTTGAGAAAGACATGGGTAAAGCGCACAAAGGTGGCACACGCCTCGCAGTTGACAAGATTGAAGTCGACCAATTGGCAAATCTCATTAAAGGATTAACTGAAGATCCTAATGGGCGCAGGCACATTCTAAGTGCTTGGAACGTGAGCGAGCTAGACGAAATGGCATTGCCCCCTTGTCACGTTATGAGTCAATTCTATGTCAACAAAAATAAAGAACTATCTTGCCATATGTATCAGCGTAGCGTTGATGTGTTTCTGGGTCTACCTTTTAACATTGCTTCTTATGCACTACTTACACATCTATTGGCACATCACTGTAATCTAAAAGTAGGTGAACTGGTTATCAGTACAGGTGATACACATATCTACAAAGACCACTTTGAACAAGTCAAAGAACAATTGCAACGTGAAACATATCCATTGCCTACATTAATGTTGAACGCTTCAAAGACTAACATCTTTGAAATGACAATGCAAGACATTCACTTAGAGAACTATCAAAGTCATGGCCCTATTAAAGCAACAATGGCAGTCTAAAGACGAATTTACTAGACCTAAGTATCAGGTACAACTAACTGATACAGGGGAAGAGATGGTGACAGTCACTCATGTAGTTCATACAATTAAGATGAGTGATGTGGAAGATCCTGATCTTATGGTTGCTGAACCGATATATAAATGGCAACAAACAGAAGCAGGTAAATGGATAATGGAAAATTCTCTACCTGCACCTAGTTGGCATCGCAACCATGACATGTTTAATTATGGTTACGTATATCAGATTAGAGCATATCTTACACCAAAACAAATAACATATTACGAATTGAAATTCAAATGAAAATATTAGTAACAGGCGGTCTAGGCCTTATAGGACATCATGTAGTTAGTAAATTGGAATCATTAGGACACGATGTTGTCATTACTGATACTCGTACTACTTATGGAATCATTCCTCAAGATGAGATTGATTACTTGATGGGTGAACGTCTTAAGAAAGTTAAGACAGAACAGATATACAATATTGATATAAGCAACGCAGATAGTATTGATTGGTTGATACAAAAACATCAGCCTGCAATCATCATTCACATGGCTAGCTTCCCTCGTCAGAAAGTTGTTAATGCTAATCCAGCAATGGGTGCAAGAACAATGATGGAAGGACTACTGAATCTATGTGAATCAGCTAAGAAACATAACGTATGTAAATTCTTGTACATTAGTAGCTCAATGGTGTATGGTGACTTTACTGATGATGTAACAGAAGATTACAACTGTAAGCCGCAAGGCCAGTATGGCATTATGAAACTATCAGGTGAGCATATTGTCAAAGACTATAGCCGTCGTAATTGTTTCAGTCATACTATCATTCGTCCTAGTGCTGTATACGGTGAACTAGATGTTGAGGATCGTGTGATTGCTAAGTTTATGCTTACTGCAATGCGTGGTGGTATACTTAAAGTTAATGGTGCAAGTGAAACACTAGACTTTACATATGTAGAAGATGCCGCAGATGGTATTGTTGCAGCCGCACTAAGTGAAAACACAAACAACAAGACATACAATATCACAAAGAGCCATAGTCGTAGCTTGTTAGATGCCGCAAACTTAGCAGTTAAGATTGCAGGCAAAGGTACGATTGAAGTTAAAGACAAAGACGCTGACTTCCCAAGTCGTGGAGCATTGAACATTGATGCGGCAAGAAAAGACTTTGGATATGATCCTAAGGTAGATGTAGAAGAAGGCTTTGAAAGATATTATGAGTGGCTTAGTAATTCCCCATTTTGGTCTAGCAAGACAGTATAAGAACATCGGTGAAGAGTTGCTAGATGCAACTCACCGTGCCCTCAAAGATGGTCAGCTTGTAGGTGGACATTATACTAGGTCGTTTGAAGAATGGCTAAAGCATAGAACTAAAACAAAGTATGCTGTAACTGTACATAGTGGTACACAAGCACTAGAGATTATTGCCCGTTATAAAAAGATTAAGCACCAGCAGACAATGGAGGGTAATCCCAAAGTTCGCATTCCTAATATCACATATCCAGCAACACTAAATGCATTTTTAACTGCAGGTTGGGATGTTGAGTTAGGTGATACTGACAAGAATGGTATACTACCCTATCATAACAGAGTAGGTGGCATATACGATTGTGTTGTAGGATTTGCAGGTCTAAGACCATGGCCCAATTCTAACTATTACGATAGTCATGGAATTATAGTCGACGGAGCACAACATTGGTTAGAGTGCGGTGGCATGGTTGGTAGTGGTATGGCAATCAGTTTTGACCCTACAAAGAATTTACCAAGCTCAGGTAATGGTGGTGCGATTGTTACTAGTGACCATCATCTATACTTGTTTGCATCAAGTTACAGAGATAACAATAAACCTTCTTTCCATGATGTAGGGACTAATAGTAAGATGAGCGAACAAGACTGTGCCCAGATATTAGTTAGAACAAAGTATGTAGACGAATGGCAGAAGCGTAGAAGTGAAATAGCAAAATATTGGTGTGAGAAATTTAAAGAGTTGCCCATGCGTTGCTTGTCTGACACAACAGACCCACACGCACATCAGAAGTTTGTAATGTATATGGATGATCGTAATAGCTTGCATACTCATTTAAAAACAAATGGAATTGATAGCAAGATTCATTATGAATATGTGTTGGGTGATCTTCCTACTGCGCAAGATAGAAACATAAGTAGACCTGACTTAATGGGTACAAGCGTAATGCTTTCCAGAGGTGTACTGAGCTTACCTATATATCCTGAATTGACTGATATAGAAGTTCAATATATTGCAGACAAGGTCATTGTCTTCTATAAATAGCTAATGAAGATATTCCCCATAAAAGTAGAAAAAGCGATACAGACTGACCAGAAGTTTATTGAATGGAAAATACATAATGTGTGTAACCATGATTGTAGTTTCTGTGGTAATAGACACAAAGATGGTAGTCAGCGTTGGTTTAGTTTAGAAAAATACAAAGAATATACTGACAAATTAGTAGAAGCATGCGGTGACAGTCCTTTCTGGATACAGATCACTGGAGGCGAACCTACATTGTTCCCTGATCTATTGCCGTTGTTAGAGTATATGAAATCTAAAGGGGCAAAGATAAGTTTAATATCAAATGGCTCACGTACATTGCGTTGGTGGAAAGAAGCGAAAGAGTTAAAAGTAATTGATTACTTGTTCATTACATATCATAGTGAACAAACTAATGATTACGAACACATAGCTGAAATATTAAATTTGTTCCACGAAGAACCTATTGAGGTTATATGCTTGATTACACATTCTATCAATAGTATAGATCAGGCATTCCAAGCAAGAGATTATTTAGTTGAGAACACAGGTGCAACGATAACACTAAAATCAATGGTGTTCGGAGAGTTTGACATATATGAATTATATACAGCCGATCAGTTAGCAAAACTTAAGAAAAATAATTGGGTTTACGGTAAATTAAGAGATACTAAAGCTGTCTCTCCGCTTCCAAATCATTATAAAATAAATCACACCCTTAAAATCACTTACAATAAGAATGATATTTCAATTAACATTGATCCACAACTGTTAATGAAGCAGAAAAAGAACACCTTTTTAGGATGGGACTGTGCTATAGGAAATAACAATATGAGAATAGACCATGACGTTATCTATCGAGGTGTGTGCGAAGTAGGCGGAACTAGGAGCTTAGATGACATTAAACTAGGATTTACCGATGATTATATAAAATGCACTTCAAAATTATGTTTTTGCGGAACCGATATGATAGCGACTAAAATACTTCCTGAAAGTATGTATCCAACGGCATAAATACGAATACTATGTGGATACTATCAATACTACCCGAAGCCGCAATACATACAATCTTTGGATTGGGTATTTTGGGCACAATCGCAGGATTCGTCCTAGGATTTATTCCTTTTATCAGAACATATAAACTAGCAATACAGATTATCAGTATTCTTGTCTTAGTTCTCGGTGTCTATCTTGAGGGCGGCTTAGCCGACTATAAAGAATGGGAACTTAAAGTCAAAGAAATGGAAGCTAAAGTAGCACAGGCTGAAGCAAAATCAGCTAATACTAATGTAGAGATCCAAGAAAAAGTTGTAGAAAAGACTAAAGTGATCCGTGAAAAAGGTCGTGAAATAATCAAGTATATCGACAAAGAAGTAATCAAAAAAGAGGAAGTTATCAAGTACATTGAACATTGTCCTGTCCCTAAAGAAATAATTGATTTACACAACCAAGCCGCTACATTGAACAAGGCTGCGGAAGGAGAGAGGAAATGAAATATCTTCTAATACCCTTATTATTACTAGCAGGCTGTGCGTCTACTGTTGTACCTGTACAGCAAAAGTTTCCTAATGCTACCCCTGAACTTATGAAGAAGTGTGAAGACCTCAAGAAGATTGAGGGTGATAAAGTAGCTATTACTGAAATGATGAAAGTAGTTGTACATAACTATTCATTGTATTGGGAATGTTCAGCTAAAGTAGATGGTTGGCAAGATTGGTATAACGCACAAAAGAAAATTTATGATGGTATTGCAAAATAGTAGCATATTATTAGTATTATGTTTATTGACAGGATGTGCAACTACAGATAACTATCCAGTATATGTAGAAGCACAGAAGTCATTAAGTCGTGATGCAACTGTAGCAGAAGCCGCACGTATAGCAGCCTTAACTGAGATGGTTAAGAGTTCAGACAATCAAGTAAAGATACAAGCAATCAAAGCATTGCAAGAAATCCAGCGTAGTAAGCGTCCTATTATCATACAGCAACCCAAAGGTATGTTTGGTAACTGATAAATACTATATCTAGGAATTAAAATGACACAAGAAGTTATCGATACAGGTGAATTACCGAACGACGGTTCAGGTGATCCGTTACGTTTAGCCTTCGACAAAATTAACAATAATTTTGCTAACTTATTCACTACGTTAGGTGCTAACGTAGAATTGATTGATTCCTCACAGTTCCCTGAAGCTAACGTTTCTAATAACAGTGGCACACAGAACATATTAAACATTGGACAAGTTGTTTTCAATACAACACAGATCATAGAATCTGCTCCAGTAGAACCACAGTTATTAACATTTACCACTACTGAAGGTCCGTACGGCGCACAAGAATATATTAACTTGGGTGCTACCCCCAACGATGGCACTGGTGACCCATTAAGAACAGCCTTCAATAAGATTAACAATAACTTTAGTAATCTATTCTTTACTACAGTTAACACAAGCAATGTTTATACTAGTGGATTGACTGCGGGTCAAGTCATTTATGAATATCCAGCGAATGCCTTTACACAAGGATCATTCCAAATTCGTTCAAGTGATCCAGGAACTCCTGACAGTCAACAGATTACTATCTCAGCACAGCTTACAAATAATAATGACGCAGTGAAGTTTACTGGCTATGCTATGACTTTTGCTGGTAACGCATTGACACGTTATGATATGGATGTTTCTAGTGGTAATGTTAGAATTCTAGCCAACCCTATTGCTAATACATATATTCTACACTTTATTGCATCGCAAGTTACATTCATTGGTGAAATCACACCAGGTGTTGAAATTGGATTAAATGGATATGTTGACTCAGTATTAGGTACAGAGAATAATGATATTCTAACTACTGAGAACTAAGATGAGAGCAAAAGAATTTATAACTGAGCAAAGTGGTTTACCTGACAGAATTACTAAACCAATGCCTGCTACATGGGTGATACCAGAACTACAAAATCAAAACGCATATTTACAATATAGATTTGCAGTAGCATTAGCAGGCGCGAAGGCTGCCCGTAACGGTGATATACCTAAAATGGAGAAAGATTCTGTTTGGGGAGAAAATCAACTAGTTTCCGGATACATGAACCCAGATGTAGCAGACGATATTGATTTTGCTTTGGGAGAAATGGGACTTAAAGGTAAACAATTAGTTACCAGTAAAGAAAGTGAAGAAACGTCTGATACGGTGACACTTAGTCCTTTAAAAGGCTTTAAAGGATATAAAAGAAAATGAGAGCAAATGAATTTATATCCGAAGCTAAAATAGGTAAAATAGGAAACAGAAAACAATTTGCTACTAAAGGTTTGCATAAGTTTCGTGACGAAAATGCGGCTGACCGAGTATATGAGTTGAATCGTATTATGATGGCGGCAGCCTCAACAGACGGTACATTTGTACCTGAAATGGATAGTGAAAGTTGGGCCGGCAGATATGATATTGCCGCCCCGTATACACAAGAAGAACATGATATGTTGATGATGGCTTATAAAGCAGCCGGTTCAGATTACCATGACATTAATAAAGGTGATTTACGAAGTCAAGAATTACCTGGAACAAACACTAAAAGCACGATAAAGCCATTTAAGGGCTACAAAAAATAATTTGATAGACGCTAACGAGAATAAGTAATTATAACAAATTACAGGAATCTCAATGATTGATATCAATAACACGCTTGACTTAATTAAATTAAAATTTTACAACGAATGGCTTTACACTGCCCACATCTATGATGAAGGCACTAGTCAGATGCACGAAAAGCTGACGGGAGAGGTTGTAAAAAAGTATATCGACCCGCTAAACTTACCAAAAAATTATAAAATCTTAGATTTGGGATGTGGCCCGGGCTATTTCTTAGATGAAATGAAGGCACGTGAATACACTGATGTAATCGGTGTTACATTAAGCCCAGGTGACATTAAGATTTGTGAAGACAAAGGTCATAAGATTTCAAAATATGACTTAAGCTTCTTACCACAAAAAGATGGATATTTTGATGAGTCAGTAGACTTTATCTTTTTGCGTCACGCATTGGAACATAGTCCATACCCTATCTTTAGTTTGATGGAATACAATCGTGTACTAAAGCAAGGTGCGCAAATGTACATTGAAGTACCTGCGCCAAATGCTGAACGTATGCACGAATACAATTTGAATCATTACAGTATTCTAGGTGAAAATCAATTGGCTGCGTTACTAACACGTTGTGGTTTTGATATCAACTATTTTAACAATCTTGAATTTGACATAGCTGTACCTAATGATAATGGTGAAGCAACTACTGTTAAAGAAAAATACTTTTGCATTTTAGTAACTAAGCAAAGACCTTTAGATATTAAATGATACCTGAAAAGAGATTTTTGATGCACTATTATATAGGTGCACGTGGAGATTTTTTATGCAACATTTTATGTGATAAAAAGTATGATGTAAATGGTAAGTTTTATTCATTGCCACCACCTAATAATAGAGTAGTAAAAGTTCATAACCTTGACAGTGGTATAATCTCGACTATATCTACTTTTCCAGAAAAAGTAAAAAATTATGAAGATTTGTTTACAATAGCTGATGCGCATGAACTATTTAAAATTAAAATAATTGCAACTACCCATGAAGAAAAGATGGATATAGCATACTTTGGATGGATTAAAAGTTTATTTTATGGTATTGATAGGTCTAGACCATATATCACTATTGATAAAAGAGATATAGAAAATCACACAGAAGAAATACGAAAAAATGCATTATACTTAGCTTCTACTGCATTTAATAGTATTTCTCAAATGCAAAAAGAAGATGGTGGTTTTGAAGATAGATATGATCTTATAGTTAATTTTAGTGATTTATTCAATATGGATTCTTTAAAAGAAATATATGAAAAAGTTCATAACAAACCTTTGCCTATCTCATATATTCCTAGAATCAAATCTAATTTAGCTATCCAGAATAGATTAAGTGAATCTGCAAACTATCCTTATTTTAAAGAAATACTAACTAAGCTAGAAGAAATACATGGAAATCATGTTGCTATAGACAATTTGATTCAGCAATTAGTATAAACCCAGATAAATACTCACTAACAAGTGAGTATTTTTTTATGGCCTATCCAGAACCAAGTAATGTTGCACCGTGGTATTTACGCAACATCAATCAAGCATTAGCACTAGATGAAGTATCCGGTAACGTTTACGTTCGTACCAACGTAGAGATTGCAAATGCTAATATTACAGTAGGTGATGTTGGTATAATAAGTCTTGGTAATGTTGATATATCAGGTAACTCATTACCAATCACTGGTAATATTACAATAGATCCAGGCCAAACAATCGAAGTCACGCAAGGCACAAGTCCATGGGTGATTGAAGGGAATGTCAATGCAACGTTGAATAGCAACGCTAACGTTATTATTTCAGGATTTAGTGGTGCAACAAGTGATGCGTTTGGTAGATTGCGTGTTAGTGAACCATTCACACTATTTGATACTAATAGTCGCTATTATGACCACAATCAGTTTTCTAGTGCTATTTCAGGCACTGCTAATGTAGTTTATGTTGAAAATCAAAGTTCATTTCAACTTAATGTAGGGAATGCCAATGGTGATTCAGTAATTCGTGAAACTATGAAAGTGTTCCCGTATCAGCCGGGCAAGAGTCAGCTTTCATTGCTTACATTCTGTATGAATACACCAAAAACAAACTTACGTCAACGTGCAGGACTGTTTGGTGCTGATGACGGCGTGTTCTTTGAGAATGACGGCACATATAACTATATGGTTATTCGTTCAGGTTCTACTGGCGTAGAAGAACGAGTTAGACAAGATGCTTGGAATGGTGATAGATTGACAGGTGCAGGTGGTGCTAACAATCCATCAGGTATTACATTATATCCAAATCGCACACAGATTTATTATGCTGATGTAGAATGGTTAGGAGTAGGTAATGTTCGTGTGGGCTTCATCATTAATGGTGTTTATATACTATGCCACACATTCCAACACGCTAATCAAACTGGCAACACTAAAGTGTATATGACTACTGCTACATTGCCAATTCGTTATGAGATCACTAACACGGGCGCAACTGCTAGTGCTAGTCAAATGACACAAATTTGTAGCACTGTTATTAGTGAAGGTGGTTATAATAGTTTTGGTACTACACAAACCGCAGGCACTGGTACTACCACAGTTCGTTTATCTAATTCAGGAACATATTATCCTATAGTCAGTATTAGGTTGGCACCAACTAGATTAGACAGCATAGTATTACCTAGACAGATTGATGTATTGAGTCCTAGTGTTAATTATTATCGCTGGGTACTACTACAAAATCCAACATTAACCGGTGCTACCTGGGCAGGAACAAGTCCAACTGGTACAGTTCAATATGATTTGGCTGCTACAGCATTATCAGGTGGAATAGAAATACAAAGTGGTTATGCATCAGCTAGAGAACTTTCTATACTGAGTTCAGTGGATTTCTTTCAGTACCAACTAGGAAGAACACTAGCAGGAGTTAGTGATGTTGTTACATTAGCTATTGCCGCAACTGCAAACAACGCTGATGTATTAGCTGAATTAGGTTGGCAAGAATTAACTTAATAGGTTAATACCCAAATAAATACTCATTATGAGTAAGCCACTAAGTAACGCACCATCATTAGTAAAGAATCCTTATACTAAAACAGTTTTCAAAACTGATAAAGAACTGCAGGATTTTATTAAATGCTGTGATCCAGAAACAGGTTATCTATATTTTATGGATAACTTCTTCTACATACAACACCCTACAAAAGGGTCTATGTTGTATCACCCCTGGCCATATCAACAAAGACTAATCGATACCTATCATAGATATCGTTATAGTATCAGCTTGATGCCTCGACAGTCAGGTAAGTCAACTTCAGCCGCAGGCTACTTACTCTGGTACGCTATGTTTGTTCCAGATTCTACAATCTTAGTTGCCGCACACAAGTATACCGGTGCACAAGAGATTATGCAACGTATTCGTTATGCATATGAAAACTGCCCCGATCATATTAAAGCGGGCGTGACAACATACAACAAAGGCTCATTAGACTTTGAGAACGGATCTCGTATTGTAAGTGCAACTACTACTGAAAATACAGGTCGTGGTATGTCTATTACACTATTATACCTAGACGAATTTGCATTCGTTCGTCCAAGTATCGCTAAAGAATTCTGGACAGCTATTACTCCTACATTGTCAACTGGTGGTAAAGCAATTATCACAAGTACTCCAAACAGTGACGAGGATCAGTTCGCATTGATTTGGAAAGGTGCTAACAAGACAGAAGATGAGTTTGGTAATACCACTGAGCTAGGTGTTAATGGCTTCCGTTCATACAGAGCATATTGGAATGAACAGCCCGGTCGTGATGAACAATGGGCCAAAGAGATGAAGGCCCAACTTGGTGAGGATCGTTTCAACCGAGAGATTGGTTGTGAGTTCATTATTGCTGATGAAACATTGATTAATCCAAACACATTAATTATGATGGAAGGTATCGAACCAGTTAGTCGCATAGGACAAGTTCGTTGGTATAAGAAACCAACTAAAGGCAATATCTATTGTGTAGGTTTAGATCCTAGTCTTGGAACAGGTGGTGACCCATCAGCTATTCAAATCTTTGAAGCAAACACTACTACTCAAGTAGGTGAATGGAAACACAACAAAACTGATATCCCTAATCAAATTAAACTATTAGCACAAATTAACAAACATATTGCTGAATGTACAGGTGAACCTAATAACATCTATTATAGTATTGAATGTAACGGTATCGGAGAAGCCGCTATCGTATCATTAAACGAATACGGAGAAGCAAACATTCCGGGTATCTTTATTAGCGAAGTAGGTAAAGGACGTAAAGGCTTTAATACAACCAATAAGAGCAAATTAGCTAGTTGTGCTAAGTTCAAAACATTAGTTGAAAGCAAGAAAATGACTGTAAATAGTCGTAGTCTTATCAGTGAATTGAAGGCATTCGTAGCACACGGTGGTAGTTATGCGGCTAAAATTGGTGATACAGACGATTTGATTATGGCCAGCTTATTGGTAACACGTATGTTACAGCAGTTAAGTGACTATCACTATGATTTAGAGAATCAGATTAGAGACCACAATGAAGTTATAATGCCATTGCCCTTTTATGCGGTCATGGGTTAAACTAAAAATGATAAATACATTATGCCAAAAAATTCAGAATCATTAAACCGCTCGTTATTTGACCTTTTACACAGTAAAGGGTTCGATCCTACTATGCTTGACACATCAGGTAAGGAAATTCCTACCCCGGAAGAAGCAGAAGTATTCCAATTCAACTTCATCAAAGACGGAGAAGATTACGGTAAAGTAACTATCTCTATTGATGGCTTACATAAATTATGTATATACTTTAGTGATGAAGTAGCTAATAGTGAAAAAGAAGAAAGTCACGGTGAAGATGAATCTTGGTATAAAGTTTTAAATCAATTGAAGCGTTTCGCACAGAAATATCAGTTGAGTTTTGAGTTAAAGAATGTTGACCATTTGAAACACGATATGGCAAAAAGGGAATATATGAAAAAGCAAGAAAGAATATCTGAAGGTTACTACCCAATGGGTAAAAAAGCAAGCTATAATGATGCTGTGCCAAATGTAAAAATTGTATTACAGCACACTCGCCAAATCGAAGAAGGTGAACAACGTTATCGTAACATTGCTAAAATATTCCTAGAGAATAGTGAAGGTGAAAGATTCTTGGCGCCAACTATTAAGCCTGGTATCGCACGTGTATATGGTCGATTAATTGCTGAAGGTGACAAGCCGCACGGTGAACGTTGGAATCACGTAACAAGCTTAGTAGAAGAATATCAAAAGATGGGTGCGTTTGTTCGTGCTACACGTAATGGTCAGTTTAATGAGTCAGCACAACGATTAGTTAATGAAGGTGTTAATCACTATCAATCATTACGTGAAACATTGAGCAAAATGACAGGTCATCGTGGTTATAACACTTACTTTGAAAGCTGGACACCATCATTGATGGAAGAAGAAGTTGAAGAAAGTAATTTAAATGAATTGTTTGTTCAAGAAACATTAGATCCACGTATTGAAAGTGTAATGCCAATATTGAGTAAGCTACAAAAGAAAGTAGCAGAGATGAAAGAAGTTGGCGAATTAGCAGAATGGGCTGATAGTTTGTTAGAAGCTCCTGGTGCAGAGACATTGAAACACAATGATGATACTGAAGCAGGTAACTTGAAAGCATTTGATTTGGCTGAAGATGATGACTTACAAGAACCAGCAATTGATGAGCTAGAAGAAACACATCCTGCAGTTAGAAAAATAAAGAACAGGCTAGGTCAAATTGCTAAACAGAATCCGGGCACTAACTCAACAAATAGCGGTTTGGGTAAGACTTATGACAACTGGAAAAACAATATGACACATAAACAGTTGGTCAGAAAAGGCATAGTTGACAAAGACGGTAATATTGATATGCCAGGCTACAAAGATGATGATGAAGAATACTATGAAGGTTTCGGTGACGCTGTTAAGAAAGTCGGCAGTGCTGTTAAGAAAGCCGGCACTGCTGTTTTAAACAAAGTAGGTCACGGTAGTGACGAAGAATTATTAAAGAAATTACAAAAGGATGCAGGCATACCAGCACAACACGGTAAGCCAAATATGGGTCATCCTAAAGACGAAGAACGTTTAGAAGAAGACGACCTAGATGAAAGTGGATTACAAGCATACTTGGGTAATAAAAAGTATGGCAAAGATGGTATGGATGCACTACGCAAAGCCGGTCAAGACCATGCTAGCGAAAAGAAAATGCAAAACATCCGTGCTAAGTATAGCAATAAAGAAGAAGTTGCAGAAGATGAGTTTGCAGGTGACTATGCTACAGGTGAAGCAGGACAATGGCGTAACAAAGGTCCTAAAGCACATAAGCCAGCAACGATTGGTGACTTGGTTGGTGAAAGTCAACTAGATGAAATGGACAAGAGTGAAGATAAAAAAGGTCCAGAAGGTAAAGCAACACCAATCACTCCTAAGAAGATGGCTGATGATGCTAAGAAGGTTCTTGACAAGAAAAAAGTCAAAGAAGGTCAAGAAGACCTAGATGTTATTAAGCGTTTAATTAGTAAGTAATATGAAAATATCGGCGTTGTTAAGAGAAGCACAAAAGGGCCCTGCATTATCCTTAGATCAGGATTTAATGCAGAGAGCAATGCTAAGGTTTCCTGGATACGATAGCCAACAGGCATTATCGTTATACATAGCTGATAAAGCCGCTCAACAACAGAAAACTGATGCCGCACAAAATAATCTAATCAATACTCAACAGAAGGCAATAAGTTCAATTGGACAAGAGTTGCAAGATTATGAAGCACAAGCGCAAGAGACTGACCGTGAAGTTGAAAGATTAAAGCAACTAAGTGGTGCATTAACTACCGGTAGTGCTGATAGACAACAGAAGGCTAAAGTAAGTGCTGACGAGTTAGAGAAGCTACAGAAAGATTTAGAAGCACTGAAGACCAAGCCCGGTTTAGATCCAGAAAAATATGCTGAAATAGAAAAACAGATTACAGCTTTGGCTAATAGTGCTGGAGCAGAAGATGCTGATGTTCAGAAACTACAAAACTTAGTAAACAATATTCAAACTAAGGCAACAGTTGATTATGATAAAGTATCTACTGAATTGGCAAAAACACAACAAGATTTAGAAAGTAAAGAACAACGTTTCAAAAAATACATAAGAAATACCGGCAAGACAGTAAGAACCAGTTCTGAAGAAATTAAAAAGTATTCTGATATAGTTAAAGGTTATAAAAAAGATATTGAAAACTTTGATAAGTTCATGTCCAGTGAAAAGGATAATATTATTACCTTACGTGGTGAAATTCAACAGCAAGCACAAGAAATTGAAGATATGGCTAGTGAGTTAGCAAGCAGTATTGGATTTGTAAAACCTTTACTTAAAAACAAGTCTGCTACTATGGCAAAAAATGCAATTGACAATGCAAAAAATTCAGCTACAGATGCAACATCAACTGCGCCACAACGACAACTACCTGATATTGAATATGATGATACTGAAGATTTAGAGCCGGAATTGTTCGGTGATGAAGACCAAGAGACAGCACAAGCAGAACCAAATGTTAACTATAGATATGAAAGCAAAATAGTTGAGCAAACTAATCGTCCAGTAGGTCCTGTGTTAGACCATGATCCAAATACAGAAGAATGGTTAACTAAACACTTACCGATAATGGTAAGAGACTTTAAAAAACTATTTGCATTAGCGTTAGTTAAGAAAAACCCAACATATAATGATCACCAAATTGCATATCAAATTGAAGATATGATAGACATTTTATTTAGCCATGAAGAAAATCCTATATCCAAAGCAACGATGAATGGATTTTATAGTTTGGTTAAAACTAATTTATTCCAGCAAGCACCGGAAACATCTACAGTTCATATGAGAAAACAAGATAAATTGTTCACTGAGAGCTTAGATAAAACATATTCACGTATGTTGGACAAACTCATTGGATTACCCTACATTTAAAAGGGTAAAAAATCCATAGAAAAAAATGTGTTTACCCACAAAAGGGATAAATACTATTGACATTCAGAGATAGTCTTGCTATACTATCTCTAATGTTAGTCACTAATAGGT